CGCCTTGGTATAATAACTCTTCCCTATCTGCTCCACATTCATGGGGTCTGACGGGTATAAATCATCCCGGGGATATAACGTATCTGATGGGTACAAACCCTCTTTCATTTCCTTTAGGTGTATGTACTGAAATTTGCCGTCACGTCCAATATGACCAAAACAACCGTTTATTTCACATATGGCTGTAATAACCATCTTTCCACTAAGCTCTGAGGGTTCTATGGTCTTTGTTATTATCATGGAGTCATTAACAAGCTCCACCTCTTCCTGTTCAATGCCAAAATAGGCAAGGAAGCTACTCCGAAACTCTTTTAAAGTAACAGTGCTATTTTTATCCGGAAGAATAGTGTTGAACCAATCCGTTACATCTGCAATGAGTATGTCATACATGGCATCATAGGCAACAATATCCCGGTACCGTCGGTCTGCTGTGGGCTTGTCTGAACGAACTTTGTATTCTCCAAATGAAAAAGAGACATCGGAATTTTCTCCTAATGTCTCTGAAACTTTTAACCATTTGTCTTTTAATGGAACAACTACATTTGAGATTTTGAATTTTACCAAACAGGCTTCACATGCTCCGAACCGAAAGGGCTTTGAGGAACACAAATACTCTGTTAATTCAAATTCCTCTTCATGCATTTCATTGCATGTGATAGGAAGTCCACCCTCATATTCTATCTTTACATGTTTTATTACCCTTTCCTGCTTATACAAATCAGCATATTTATACCCTATCATATCAATATTCCTCTAGTGTAATTGTGGTTTTATCATAACGGATTCTTCCGCCACGTGTATTACGATGTTTAAATACCGGTCTTTCCATCTTAAAATATCCGGTTTCATAAACTGCTTTCACATCATTCCAATATTCAACCAAAATATCGGAAAATTGCTCCCATATACTACTCAAGTCCCTCTGTTCCTGCTCCGACCTCTCTCGTATATCAAAAGAAATATGCATCGTCACTCTGGGACTCAATTCCTCGTGCATTTTACCATACCCATCATGATAATCATATAATACTCTTTGTTTTTTGTAAGAAGAATAACTCCCCTGGGCTATGAGATTGTCACTTACAATTTTTTCATTTATTTTTACTCTATATCCCTTATACATGGTAACTCTCCTATACAAATGCACTCTCGCCGCCGTGGCAATCTTTCCATATTTCATTTGATGCCTGCACCGACTTAAATACACCGCTTTCGTCTGCTTCCACAAGCACCCTGACAACAATTTCATCCACTGCTTGCTTTGCTGCTTCGTAAACATCATTTTTACTTAATGTATTCCCGTTGTAATCCAAAGGGCGTACCCTTGCGCCTGCCGGCAAATCCAAAAACTCAGGACCTCTCTCTCCAACAAGAACAGTTCCACCATCAACAACAGTCCCACCCTGATATAAACCTGGTATATTCGGGATATGTGGGATACTCGGATGCCAGGAACCACCGCCCAGCCAACTCGGCATATCAAAACCAATCCCATTAAATCCACTTATCATTTCATTAATGGCATTAATCGCAATATTCAGTAACCCAATGATTCCATTAAGCGGAGCTTTTGCACTGGCAAGCATATACTCCCAAGTTCCACTCAGAATTTGCTTCACGCCGTCCCAGGCGCGCTCCCAATCGCCGGTAAACACACCGCGTATAAAATCTATCACGCCATTAAAAATTTGTTTCACAGCGTTCCAAATATTTTCTACATTTTGAAAAAATGCGTTCAGATATCCACCTAATATAGGACCGAACATTTCTTCCCAATCTGTGGCGAATACGTTTTGTAGAAAATCATCAACTTTTTGCAAGATTACTTGTATTTCATCGCCTTTCGTCGCTATCAGTGCCACAAGCCCTACAATTGCAGCAATCAGCAACACAACCGGATTTGCTGCTATAAAAGAAAAAACACTTGAAAACGCGCCGGACAATGATGGTAACGTGCTTCCCGTTAATGCACCCATTAATCCTGACATGCTGGATATACCGGATGATATACTGCCAATGGAAGAAAGCACCGGTCCTAATATTGCAACCAATGCAATGGCACTTAGAATAAACTTCTGTGTACCCTCATCCAGACTATTGAACTTTTCTAATGCTCCAGCAACAATTTCTGTTACCTGTGTAATTACCGGCATGATAGTCTCACCCAAAAGCGCTAACTGCTCCTGCATTTCTGCATTTGCAAGATTATTTTCTACTAGGGCTTGGTTATTTTTCTGCCAGGCTTCTCCCGCCTCGGCAAGTCCCTGATTGGTTAACTGCTGTAAAATCAAATCAGCTCTTCCAGCGGCATCTCCTATAGATTCCAATTTTGTATTAAACTCATCCTCGGATACTCCTGCCCAATTCAGCACGTTTGCAAATGTTCCTGTTACTTTTCCCACTTTTGCAGTTTCATTGATAGCCTCAGCTAAGCCATCTATCGGAATGGAATCCCCATACTTTGCCCAGCCCCCTATCGTCGCATTGGTTAATTCATTTAACTTTTCCTGTGACAATCCTAAGGCCTGCAAATTGGCTGTAGTAGTGACTGCTGTCTGGTCGTCTGCAAGCACTCCATATAATGTTTTATAAGTTTTTGCAGTCTGTTCAGCAGAATATCCGGCATCCTCAGAGGATACTTCCAAAGAACCCATAATCTTCATATATTCCTTGGATTCCTCTGCCACATCCTTTAAACCGGACACAATACCCTTGGCACCTTCTACAAGAGCCTCAGCCTTTAGATAATCTCCAAAATTGGAAGCTTCCTTTCCAGCCTGCTTCAACTGTTTTTCAGCTTCATCCGCAGCATCTGCCACCTCTTCTAAGGGTCTTTCATCAATCCCTTTTATGGCATTCTCGGTCTTTCCAGCCTGTGATTTTAACTCTCTCAAATCTGCTTCCGTTGCTATAATCTCTCGCTGTAAAGACTTGTATTGACTGTCAGAAATGGGATTTCCAAATTCCTCATTTACAGCCTTTGCCTGCTGTTTCAGTTCTTTCAACTGTAACGCAGTCTCTGCTATATCAGCTTGTATTTTTTTATATTCCTCGCTATCAGAACCCTTTATGTCAAAGATTTCCTTCTGCGCATCTTTCAAATCAGCTAATTGTTTCTGGGTGTCTGTGATTTCCTGCTGTATTGGATCATAGGCAGCCTTCCACTCATCATAATTCTTAACACTTTTGGCAGCCTGCTCATTTGCCTGTTTCAGACTTGCAAGTTTACCTTCCGTATCTGATACTGCCTTTGCAAGCAGTTCCTGCTTTTGCTTAAGCAATACCGTATTGGTAGGATCCAATTTAAGAAGTTTTTCCACATCCCGCAATTCAGACTGTGTTGTACTAATCTGCTTATTTACTCCGGAAAGTGCCTTACTTAACCCGGTTGTATCACCACCGATTTGGACGGATATTCCTTTTACTCTGTCAGCCATATTATCCCTTTCCGAAGAATGCTTCGATATCTTCCTGTGTCGCCTTGTAATTATATTGCTCTTTGTCATTCACCCTCTCTATCAGCATGTCATATACCATGCCAATAGACATACTTCCAAGTGCGCTGTCTGATAAATTCAGTTCAGCGCACCGGAGCATAAAAATAGCGCCATTACTCTGGCGCACCGTTTCTCTTATTTTTTTTTTGGTGTAGAGGTTGTATAATTGCTCAGATTCCACAATTCTATCATCTGGGGTAATACCACATAAATGGAAAACATTTCAAACTGATTCAGCCACTCATCCGGGTTATCCGGCTGCTCATTATCTGCATGCTTTGCCATGATATAAGCAGCATTTTCAAATATAGTTAAATCTAATGCTGATAACTGGGCATCCTGCCTTTCCTCTTCTGTTGCATCTTTCGGTAGATTAGCAGCTTTATCATATGCCTTTTTCAGCTTATTCATATCTGCAATCATATCCCTGCCGAATTTAAAACGATACAGACGAGGTACAAGGGCTGTAGCTTTCATCTTAACCTCTTTACCATCTACATTTATTACTTTTTCCATAGGTTATGTCTCCTTATGTGGTTTCTGTTGAAGACCCTGACTCAGTGCCTGTTGTGGTTTCTGTTGAAGACCCTGACTCAGTGCCTGTTGTGGTTCCTGTTTCAGCCACAGTCTTTTCAAAAACTTTCTTAAACCAATTCTCTCTTACTTCTTTGGGTGTCTCTGATGTGGTTCTTGCCATCACATGCCCATTGGGTAAGGAAACAGCGGATATTGTACTCTTCCTGGTCTGCGGGGTCTTGTTCTCTGTATTGGTATTTCCTCCAATGCCGGGACGAGTGCCACTACAGTTATACAAACAATAGAAATCATTGTTCTTATCTCCATCAATCTGATAGAGTAACGCAAAATTGCTTGGCTCCACCAAAGCATTCTCCAAGATAACCTTAGTTTCATCATCCAATTCAAAGCCCCATATATCTATAAGCATGATATCCGGGAACCTTGCCATTTCCAAATCGCCGGAATAACCATTATTGGCAACCGCCTGATAATATACAACACCGTCCGCATAAAAAGGTTCTACATTTCCTTGCGGATCCAATGCTAACGCTACAGCTCCGGGAACATGAACCGGAGCTTCCCATGCTATAACATTAGCTTTCACGGTTTGCTTTGCGTAATGTACATTTTTTAAGTTGAATTGTACTTTGTTTCTATCCATATTTACCTCCTGTTTTCTAAGAATTGCCACCTTTTACAGTGACCTTTACTTTTTTCAGTAATTTCTTTTCTGCTGCTTTTTCTGCTGGTCCTATATGTTGTTTACCTTCAACACGTCCTCCACCTCTTTTTGCATGCCCATGCTCCAGCAAATAAGTTAACCGGTATTCTTTTCTGCTATGAATAACCACTCTGATATCATTAGCATCTTCATATGCTGTTTTGACTTTCCAACTTTTTTTGTAATCGCCTGTCAACTCAGGCGCATTGTTTTTAATATCCTGTAAACATTCTTTAGCGGTTTCTTTTACATCCTTTTTGACTTGCTGAGTTACTTCATCCGAATACTCTTGCAATTCACTCATTACAGCATCAGCTAAATCCTCTATTGAAATTGTAGACATTTAATTCCTCCAAAAAGCATATCAAAATGCTAAATCACTATTTCATAAAGAACCTCATACATTTTTTCACTTTCTATGTAGTCTTCAGATTTCTCCCAAAAGATTTCTGCATGTTCAAGTACATCCTCTACTTTCTTTTCCAATTCGAAATCTTTTTTATCAGTATACAATTCAATATGTACTCTGGAAGTTCCATAGTAAACTTTCCCATCAGCAGCAAAATTCTCACTGTCCGGAATAATCCAACTTATAAATGGTGGCTCTACCGCCTCATCCTCTTCGAAATGGTGATATCTGTATTCAATTCCTATCTCATCCAATATTTTTTCAACTCGTGTTTTTACCATACTTATGCTTCCTCTCGGATATCCTTATAGTTAATGGAATTCTCTTCCAGCGATAACAATAAATGCGGTGGGGTTTTATCAAACTTTTGCTGTATCTGCTTTATCTTGTACTGCTGAGAGTTAATAATACAGATATCTTTTTGTGTAATCCCCGGCACAAGTGGAATCGCAACTAACCTGTTAATGGTACTGTCTGCCACCTTAGCTTCCCAAAAACGCACCACACCCACCGTCTGGTCACCAAACCGTATACCACTTTTTTTAGTGGCTATAATTGTACGCTCTTTTACCTGACATAATTCAAGCGTACCGCTATTGAAGGTAATAAACTCTTTATCCTGTATTCTCGGCATTCTGTTTTTCCTTCCATCGGTTTATCTGCAAGGCTATAATTTCCGAACGATAATTCTTTTCAAAGTCCGGAAGCCTTCCGGCTCTTGCATACATGCAATAATCAAGAAGCAAGCCTTTTTCCCGGGTATCACTTTCAAAATCGCAATGCCCTATTTTACCTTTTAAATAGGCTTTACCACGTTCAATCATACCGGAGAGCTTTTGCTGCTCCCCGGTATCCATTTCCCATGTAATATCCAGATAATTTTTCACATCATCATATAATGCCATGCTTTATCCTTCCGTCTTGGTTACGGTAATCTGATAGGTCTTGGTAGTGCTGCCATCAGTTACCTTAATCTTAATCACATTTCCTGCACCACTTTCCCATGTGATTCTGCTACCATTTGCAATCACTTTATCATTAAAAGTAAGTTCCATGATAGCTGTAGCATTCGCAGGTACTGCTGTTACCGCATTGGATGCATCTTCAGTTTCTACCGTGTAGTCCAAGGTGTCAGCTGCAAATGCAGGAGATAAACTGTTATTCGATACCTTAAGGTCTGCCAAAGAAGCATTTTCCACACTTGTTACTGTTTCCACAGTTTCAACAGTGTAGTAGGCAGGCTGTAACTCACTGATATCCAATGCAATAAAGTAATTGTTATCCTTCGCAAATCCCGCTGCATACAGCTTAATCAGATATACTCTTTCATCCTCTAAGAAGTGGTAATCATCCGAATATAAAATGCGTCCGTTGTTTCCAACTCCACCACCAAGGAAATATCCTGTTGCCATTCCAAACACGGCACGACCTACAGGCATTTCCGCGCTCTGAATAATCTCCATTGCAAAAGGCAACGCATTAATGTACCCACCGCCGGGAGCCTGACGCTGGATGGCAGGAAGAACCTTGGAATAATAGTCCGCGGGGTTAACAATCATAATTAAATCTCTTACCACACGGGATTTCCCATTTTCTCCGATTGTCAAAATAGCCGCCAATTTACCAAGCTGAATATTATCCAGCTTGGTAATCTTTACCGGGACTTTATCAGGATACTCTCCACCGGTTACAGTAACATTGTCACCAACCTGCTTCATCATTCCAATGGGCATCTCCTTACCGGTTCCCATAATGATTCCATACTCTAATCCATTTGCCATAGCTTCGTATAACACTTCTCTGACATAGACATCCAACCAACTTGGACCTAAATCCAGCATAGCCTTACAAACGGGAATAAAAGCAGAAAGCTTATCCTGCGTTACATCAACCTCTTTAAATCCGGATGTCAGCTCCTGCACAATTGCAGCACACAGCTTACCCCATGCAGCTCTCTGGTATCCGTTAGTATTCATCATTATTCTGGTCAAACCGGACAAACCACGGAAATTAATCTTAGAAAGCAACGGGTGGTTGGTTCTTAAATCTTCAAATACTTGGTCAATAACCGTTTCCGGCATTACCACATCAAGGTTATTGACAGCCTGCTTAGGATCTTCCGCCCTCATTGCATCGGACAGTTTCTCATAATATTCTTTTTCTT